ATTCACAAAACCTGCGACCCACTCAATTAATATTCCTTTACCTGTATCGTTTGGTCCTAATATTTTCATTGTAAAATTCTTTATTATAAATACTTTATATTGAGGTTTATTCTATTATGACATCATATTCGCTAATCTCTACACCAATAAGTGATAAAAATTCTTTATTCATTATCTCAGCTAAATCCGTACATATTATAGTACCTAAGGGTAAGTCATCACTCGTCCATTCATTTCTTAAGGTCCATGCTAATGCGAAATCGGTAACATCTTTACCGTCATATTTGATTTTATCAATCAAACACTTAACGGTCATATTCCCATCTTTAATATCACCCTCAACCATAATAGAATCAAATGTTACCACAACCAAACCTGTTGTAATAGTAATGTCTTTAGCGTTAATAAGATTATTAAGGTTATCAATGGGGGTGTTCGCCTCATTAATAACCTTATTTAATCTCTTCAATTGATTTTCAGTAATTTTGATTCTCATTAAAGTAATTTAACTATAAATACTAAACTTTTTTTGTTTTTGACTTTGTCATGGTAAAATACTTGGAACCCATTAACTCATCTTGGTATATTGATTTACAAATTTGTTTAACTCTATCTCTTAATATTATAGATTTAAAATCGATTTCAGATTTCATAAATAAAGTTATTTCTAAATTCATAAAACTCTTTTTACCCATTTGAACCCCACTACTACGTAAATCTAAATCCACGATATTATGACTCTCAAACATGAATGGGTCTACACACTCTATTAAATTATGTTTTATTTGTCGATTAACATTACCCGTTATTCTATCCCAATGACCGTTTTCTATTGTGGGTTGTACCCACGATTGTATAGATATGTATAGTGATTTAAAATTTTGTGCGTCAACGGTTCCGTAACTACACTTTGCATTATCGAAGATTTCTAACTTCGAAGTTTTACCTTTTTTCATATATTTTCATAATGACTCTTATAGTTTATTTGTTTAAATTATAGTTAATAAACTATGGTAAGTCAAAATTGACGAAATAAAATGTATTTATTATAATACAGATATATGTTAATAGTAGAAATCAAAAAAGGGGAGAGCATCGAAAAAGCTTTGAAGCAATATAAGTTCAAAGTTAATAAAACCAAACAAACTATAATGCTCCGTGAAGGACAAGAGTTTCAAAAACCTTCAGTAAAAAGAAGGAAGCAAAAACAAAAAGCGAAATATCTTGAAATGAAAAAGGGTTTAGAAAACTAAACCCCTTTTTTTATAACCCTGAATTTAATTGTCGTAGTTTGTAGAGGTTAACTAAATCGTTTTCACTCTCATTAATTTTTTGAATAGTCTTAGTTAGACTTTCTATAAGTTCTTTATCTTCGTTCTCGTTAAGAGTTCCTTGTAATTTAGAAACAACTGACTCACGTAATGTTAACATTTCGGATTGTATTTCTAATGTACTCATAGACAATAAACTTTTTAATTCTTCTTTTTCAGACTCCTCAATGTTACCATATTCTTGATTGAATGTGTTTGAGGCAATTTTTAACATTGTTGAAAGTGGTAAGTTAATAGACTCTGTAATTGTCTGCTCAACATTTTCAGTAATGATATTCTTTTTAATTCTATTTTTAGATTCTAAAACTTTTTCTAAATTTTTAAAAGATTTCTCATATAAAACATAATCGATATCAGAATAATCGTTCTCAACTTCTTTACCAATAAGTTCATCAGCCCAATCAGATAACGTTTGAATATCTCTTTGATTTTTCTCAATAATAGAGTTTAACTTCTCAAATGATTCAGAAAGATAATCAGATACAATTTCAGGATTCATACCTTTTTTTGAGTTTAACTCGTCGTAGATATAAAATGCCTCTGCCATTGTTTTATTGGATAAAACGGTTTCTTTAAATTTCTTCATTGCCGGTTTAAACGATGGTTTACCGTATAAAGAAACTAACCCTTTTTCTATTTTTGATTTTATTTGACCTAATTTATTCATAACTATTTTATTTATAAATATCCTTATTTAAGTAACTCATTCAACTTTTCTCCTATTTCACCTAAAGACTTACGTCCTTTAGATAAATCTATAGTCTCATTTTGACCAAATAAAGTGGAATCTTCCAAAATTAAGTCAAGGTCTTTATTCTTAACCAGTCCTTCAGGTGTTACCTCAGTTTCACCTCCACCACCGATTTCAGAACCTGTATCAGCACCTAAATCAGTACCTAAATCAGAACCTAAATCAGAACCAAAGTCAGAACCACCACCAAAATCAGAACCACCACCAAAATCATCAGTACCCATATCCTCACCAGATTCTTCACCTTCAGCAGGTTTTTGTCCTTTCTGACCATATAACTTATCTAGGTTATCGAATATACCTGTACTTAGAATAACTTCTTGTGTTTTTTCTAATTCACCGGCAACTGCTCTTTCAATTCTTTGTTGTTGAATATCTAATTTAATTTCCTCATCAGAGAAACCAAGAATATGTTTCTTAGCCCATGATGAAGATACTGGTTGTATACCATTTCCTGGGTCACTAACCGCATCACGATATAATGAAATTTTTTGTGTCCATTGCTCAATCTTAAGTAAATCTGCTTGTGTCGATGGATTAGTTAATCCCAATGTAAAGTTATCTAACTCATCTTCAAATCCTAAAATATATAAATGGATAACTGCAATTTTATTTAACTCCTGAATCATAGATTTTTGAATTCTATTGATTGTACGAGCAAAACGAATATCCTGTAATGCTAAGTTTTTTCCTTCACCTGTAACCTCTTCAAAACCTAAGAATGCTTTAGGAACGCGAAGTGCAGTCAATAGTTTCTTTTGGATATACTCAATATCTGCAATTTCAGATAGATTAGTAGCTCCAGGTAGGGTATCTATTGGATTAGGTGCGTTAGGGTCTCTAACAGGAATAAAGTAATCCTGGTCAACCGCCATTTGATTCATACGTAAATCTACATTACCCGTTTGAGGGTCAGCAACTTGGTCACGTTTGAATTTATTGGCAACACGTTGTACATACGGTTCAACATCTTTGTCATCCATATTACCTACAAAGACTTTAAATACTCTTCTTTCAGGTGCTCTTGATGTTCTATATATTAACATCGCATCTTCAGAAAGAATAAGTTGTTTCCAAATTCTTCTGGCTTTTTCTAACATAGAAGTACCATAAGGAAGTTTACGGTCATCACCTAATAATCTAAAGTGCGCCATTTCCCAAGTATTAAACTCTAAGTCTTTAACCTTCCATTTGAATTTTAACGACTCATCAGATTCTGTTGTTGGAGTATTGATACCATATTGTGATGGAGTAGATTTCATACCTCTCTCCAACCTTTCGATTTCTATGTTTGGAAGTTGTTGTCCTCCCATAACACCCTTTTCAGGGTCAAGTTTTAAGTAAACAAAATTGTCCCCATACTTACAAGTATTCCTTGTCCACATAGGTAAATTAGTATTGATATCAAGTCTATTGTTGAATAGGTCACCAAGTATCGATTTAATTCGTTTGCTCTCTGAGTAAATTTGTAAAATATGTCCATCTTCGTTTGTTGTTGTAGATTCTTCTGAATAAATGTCTAATGCTGCAGATATCTCAGGAGTAAATTCCATACTCTCGTAATCGTAAAATGCGGCTAATCTTGTTGGTTCATAGTATACGGCTTGTGTATATAGGTTATTCTCAACCTTTTGCCATTGTTGGCCCAAATAAAGTGTTTGTTGAGCTTGAAGTTTTTCTCTTTCAAACTCACTTTTATCTTTAGTCTTTAGAAGCTCTTTCTTATCAAACTTATAGACAGGCGGTTGCTGGTCCAAAGTTGAATCAGGACCAAAGACTTTGCTTAATCTTTGCCATACTGTGTAATTATTCTGTGCCATTATAAGTTTTTATATAAATAGTAATATATTATTTGAATATCTGTATCCTTTATTTTTTTCCGCCCAATAACCATAAATAGTTCTGATAGTCACTTTTTGTCGCCTGACCACCACTACGTTGTTGATTATAATCTCCTCCGTTATACATGCTCAATGATGGGTTGAAATCATTAATAGGGTTTCTAACCGCACTTTCCTGTACTGTCCAACTATCTACCATGGCCTTAGTTTGGTTAGTAACTTTTTCTAAATTAGTGAATGAATTCTCACCAACATAAATCGCCATAGCCATTGCCATAATTAAATCATCATGTTGACCTTTTAAGTGGTCAGGTCTACCGTTAACATAAACAAACGTATTTAACTCATTTAACAAACGAGATGAACGAACTGCGAAACTATGTCTTAACGCTTCTTCAAATGATGCAATAATCTGAACACGCTTGGTGTTAAAGTTTAACCCCGGTGTTTTATCTACTATATTTGCATTGTATCTCCACTTATCGGCAACATTAACACCATCAATATATAAATTCTTATATCCCAACTCCATTAATTTCCTTGCAGTTGAAACTCCCATACCACCTGTGATATCAATAACCACAAAAGCGTTATACATAGTTGCCCATTTAAATGCAATCTCAGCCGCAACGTCAGGTGGAATCTTACCTAAGTATTCTAACACCTGTTCTCTCTCGTCAAAGTCAATTATACAGAATGTTGTGAAATCCTCACTATCACCACGAGAAACGTCAATACCCATAATATATTTATGACTTTCAATAGGTTCTTTCCATTGCCACATTGCACCACCCATAAATTTATTTTCAGGTGGGATAATAAAATTCTCTTTAATAGACTCAACAGTTTCACTAGGGATGACACTATCACCAGAACCTAAGAAATTACATTCAAGCTCCTGAGCTATTTTACGTCTATCAAATTTTAACTTTTTAGCCATGTTTTCAAACCAAGAAGAGTAAGGACGATATCCTTCATTAAACCTTTCTTTAATTTCTACAAAATCTCTTAACATTGGGTCAATAGACTCATATCGTATAATGATATCATCATCAACGTATTCATCTCTATTTAGCATATAATGAACAATATCCTTACATTTTATAAGTTGCAAGTCTTTGGCATAACGAGGGTCTCGGTACCAATACATTTCAGTAATTTTGAAATCATTCATTCCTCGAAGTGATTGTTCGTAAATTGAATAGTAAATCGCATCAAATCCGTTAGGTGTTGATACTACGATTACCTTACCACCCGTAGATAGAGATGCCATACACGCAGACCAAAAGTCATCGTCAGCATCGATAAACGCCGCTTCATCAAAAATA